CGGTTCGTCATCAGCGGCAGGCTGCCAACCTAGCGGGTAATGGAAATAACCCCATAGTTAGGAGTGCCTTGCGAGGTGCTGAACTTGCGGCCCAAGCCCATTTTGCTGCTGCTAAGGCACACAATGACATTGCCAATGGTAAGTTTTCGTACGCATATGGTGAAAAAGTTGCTCAACTTAAACAAGCCGAGGCTTTGTCCCATGTTGCTGCTATGGCTTCAAACAACACCATGCAACTGGGCGAACGAGCAACATCATCAAGTTGATAACGAACGGGGTCAAAATGTCCAATCCTTTCTCTACAGACAATCTGGTTCCAAACTGGAAATCAGCCAATCAAATCCTGAAGGGCGATACGCCGGGACACCCGTTCCATGGAAACCAATGGAAATCAGCAGTCGAAATGTCGCAATTCTTAGCCACCAACGCTAAGAACGGCACAAAGTATGGGACATCAACTGGCTTCATCAAGCCCCTTGCAACGGGTCACAGGATTGCCGCCGAGCAAATTGAAGACGCAGTTCATGGTCACAGTAGTGAAATGACCAACGGCGACCGTCTGCGGGCAACTCGTGCGATTCAGGCTCACCTCGATGCGGCTCAGGCGCACGAGGCTGTAGTGGAACACATCAAAGACACTGGTCGCTTGGAAGCGTCATTTGACGAAGACCCTGTGGCGCAAGATTTGGCTCAGAAGGCATCCGATGCCTCTGCTAATGCGATGACCGCCACCAATGTTCTCGCCAACACTCACGCCGAGTAGGAACACCAAACACTAAACCCTGCTACTATGTAGGCATGGGCGTAAGCGCAGACCATGTAGCCAGCAAGAGCGATGAAGTTCTTGAATACATCAGGTGGCATTGGAAGAACCTCGGCTACGCCCCAACCTATCGCTCCATTGGCAAGGCGTGTGACATCAAGTCCACCTCTACGGTTCAGGGCTACCTCAACCGCTTGCGCTGGCGTGGGCTAATCAGCATCGGCCCCAAGGGGCAAATCATTCAGCCGACCAACAATGGCGATGTCCGATACTGTGACCACGATTGGAGAGTTTTGTCTTTGACAAACCCCATGCCCATCATCTGCTCAGCCTGTAGGCACAAGACAGAGGTGGAATATGACCCGCCCGAGGACTGCGACCCTACTGACCTGTTGAAATACACGGGAAAAGCACAATAGTTCGACTTGACATGATACACTCTAGTTAGGCAACCCCCCTACGAAGGAGTTGGGAATGACAGCACACCTAGACGACTTGTCGGAGCGCATACTCAAAGCGTTAGTCGAAGGCCGCCTTGATGACAATGACATCACGGCACTCATCAACATTGCTTTCAAGCAGAAGGAAACCTTGGCTCAGTTGGCTCAGGACAACGAACGCTTGACCCAAGCAGTTGCTGACGCTGGCGAACACATCGCCAAGTTGGAGAAGCAGATTGACGGGCTAAGCAGTCTTGCCACCGTTCATCACCTCGTTCAATACGCCGAAGAATCCAGCGAACCATCCCTTGATGCGTAAGTGCCTCACTTGGTCTGAACCAGACGACTTCAACCAACAGGAAGCAAAGTTCCACGCTTTCACCTTCATTGCTTGGCAGAACAAGGAATATGGCGAACTCCGTGTCATCCGTCGTGACAATGTTGGCGGATTGATTTCCCCCATTCAGGACTTTTCACTATACGCTCCTGACCGCAAAACAGCCATGAAGGTGGCGGAAGATATTGCTCGTGCGCTCAAGCCGGTAATCCAACACAACATTCTTATTCCTCTCTACTGATTCCACCATTCAGTATCCTCAACCTGATAGGGTGGCTTTTGTGTCCACAACCCCTGTGTATCTTGGTGAAAAGCCCTACGGCGTATCTCCAAGCCGAGTGAATCAAATCGAAACCTGCCCACGGCAGTATCAATACAGCACTATCGAGCGCCTGCCAGAGGGCAAGAAAATGGCGACCTACCGAGGAACTGTGTTCCACGAAGTGCTGGAAACCATGTTCAATCGCACGGAGGCCGAACCCGAACTCCGCACCCTCGACTACACCTTGGAACTGATGCGTGAGTTATTCCCTACGCTGGTCAGCAAAGAAATCGCCGCCGAGATGGAACTTGATGAGGTGGGCGTGCAGTCCTTTGCCCGTGACCTCGCCAAATACATCCGCACCTACTTCACAATGGAGAACCCTGCTGAAATCCGCTCAGAGGGCATCGAAATCAAGATGGATGTTCAGATGGGCGATGAGGACAACTCGTGGATTCTCAGAGGCATTCTCGACCGCCTAGACCGTGCTGAAAACGGCGACCTCATCATCGTGGACTACAAGACCGGCAAGGTTCCCACCGATAAATACAAGGCATCAGCAATCCTGCCTGCCAAAATCTACGCCTACCTGACTGAGAAGTTCATCGGAGAACGCCCCACCAAAATCCGTCTGCTCTATGTGCAGTTTGGAAAGACGCTAGAGATAGATGTCACCGATGAGGATGTTGCTTACGCTGAAAAACGAGTGCGTGAAGCATGGGCGAAGATTGAGAAGTGGTTTGAACAAGGCTACTTTCCACCACAAGCAAACAACTTGTGTGCCAAATGGTGTGCCTTCCGAGACATCTGTCCGCTCTTCTCTAGTATTCCTGACGACCCGTTCTAAAGGGCTTGTCAATAGCCAGACTATTGACACAATCAAAAGACCTTCTACGCTTTTACTTGTCAAGACCTACGGGTTCCCGTTTGGTCAAGTCGCAGAAAGTGAGAGCAGATGGCTCGCAAATTAGTGAAACTGTCCATCAAGGAGACTTCGGGTGTTGACCACCCGGCACACCTCCACGAAGGCTGGGTCGTTATGAAGTCTGCAAGCCCAGCCGACGCTGAAGCGGTACTTGACGAACTCCGTCCTACTGAAATCTCGGATGAGGCCCCTGCTGTTGAAGCAGACGCCGAATTGCCCGTTGCCGATGAGGTGGCGGACGAGATTCTTGTAGACACCACCAAGGCAGCAAATGCTGTTTTGGAAACCCTCACAATTTCCAAGGAGGAAATTATGTCTGAAGTTTCAGAGATGACTGATGTAGTCATCGTTCCTGAGGCTGCGAGCGAGGACGACATCATCAAGGCTATGCCTGCGGCTATCCGCAAGATGTTGGACGATGCGTCGGCAAATGCCGATGCTGCGCTTCGTAAGGCTGCTGCTAGTGAGGCCGCCCTTATTGCCGAGCGTGAGGCTCGTGCTGATGAGGCTGCGGTTATCAAGGCTGCTGGCTGGTCGCACCTCAACATTGACCCCACGATTGTTGGCCCCGCCCTTCGTCGTCTTGCCGAATCCGACAGCGTTCTCGCTGGCGAGGTTGTCAAGGCGCTGGACAGTGCTAACGCTCTCGTGGAAACGAATGTTGTTTTCACTGAGGTCGGTTCCGACGCTCCTGTTTCGGTGGACGACGCTTTCTCAAAGATGGAGAGCCTTGCTAAGGCCGCTGTCGCCGAGGGCACTTCGCCTTCGTTTGAGGCTGCGCTTCTCGCCGTTGCCCAGAGCAACCCTGACCTCTACAACGAGTACCTCTCAGAGAAGGGTCGTTAATCATGGCTTTTGAACAGAACCCATACGCAGTCAAGATTTCTTTGACTGCCGACAACACCCTGTCAAGCACCATCACCAACGGTACTGTTTCATCTTCGTCGCAGTTCAAGTTCGTGAAGGTCAGTGCCCTTAGCGCATCGGCTTTCACCGGAACCTCGACCGCAGGTTCGGCAACCATCACTGGTGTGACCTTCGCTTCTCAGGTTGGTGTGGTAACCGGCGCTCCCATCTCGGGAACCAACATCCCCTCTGGCGCTTTTATCACCAGCGTTACCTTCAGTGGCACGGCTTCGGTCGTTGGAATGTCAGTTCCTTCCGCCACCACGGGCACCGCAACTGGTAATGTCACCCCTTCATCGCAGCCTTACGGAAACGGCCCTGTTGCCACTTCTGTGACCGCTACGACCGACCGTCCCATCGGTATCCTTCAGAACCAGCCCATCACCAAGGTGAACGCTCTTGGTGCTGTTGAGGGTGCTTCGGAAGCCGAAATCACGGTTTCTGGTGTGAGCAAGGTCATCGCTGGTGGCACCATCACGGCTGGTGACCCCATCCGTGTTGACGCTACTGGTCGTGCTGTTACTGGCACCTTCTCGACAACTTCCACCACGGGCTACGTGCCTGCGGCTGCGGGTCTGTCGTTCATCGTTGGCACCGCCCTTACGCCTTCCTCGGCTGCGGGTGATGTCATCACTATCGCACTTTCGGCTGCTAACGCAGTTCGGAATGTTTAGTAGAAAGGTTTGTGAGACTAAATGCCACAGCCCTCAGTAAACAATGTTCACATTGATGCGATTCTGACGAACATCAGCGTCGCATACTTGCAGAACACTAACAACTTCATTGCGGACAAGGTTTTCCCTGTCGTCCCCGTGGACAAGAAGTCGAACCTCTACTTCAAGTACACGAAGGATGACTGGTTCCGTGACGAGGCTCAGCGTCGTGCCGATGGTACTGCGTCTGCTGGTTCAGGTTACGGCCTCACCACGGACACCTATCAGGCCGATGTGTTCGCCTTCCACAAGGACATTGGTGACCAGACCCGTGCCAACGCCGACAACCCCCTCAACCCCGACATGGAGGCTACGCAGTTTGTTACCCAGCGTCTCCTTCTCCGTCGTGAGGTTCAGTGGGCCACGGACTTCTTCCAAGGTGGAGTATGGGGAACGGATGCCGTTGCCGGTGCTTACACCGCAGGTGGAACGACCTATATCCCCGGCACCAACTCAACGGTTAAGTGGAGCGACTACACCAACGCTCTGCCCATCGTGGATGTCGAGTACGCCAAGTACACCGTGCTTCAGAACACGGGTTACGAGCCGAACACGCTTGTTCTCTCCTACCCCGTCTTTCAGAAGTTGAAGGCGCACCCTACCCTCGTTGACCGTTACAAGTACACCCAGACGGGCGCTATCATCACTGAGGACTTGCTTGCGCAACTCTTCGGTCTTGACCGTGTTCTCGTTGCGAAGGCTGTTGTGAACAGCGCAGATGAAGGTCTGTCCGGTTCCTACAACTTCACGGCGAACAACAACGCCCTGCTGTGCTACTCGGCTCCCAACCCCGGTCTGATGACCCCCTCGGCTGGTTACACTTTCATGTGGACTGGCGTTTCGGGTGGCCTCGGCACCACGGTTGGTGTTTCACGCTTCCGCATGGAAGAGTTGAAGGCCGACCGAGTTGAGGGTGAAATCGCCTTCGACGACAAGGTTGTTGCTGCCGACCTCGGTTACTTCTGGAACAGCATCATCTAGTTTCCAAAAAGCAGTTAGTGAAAACCCCCTTGGCTTTCGGGTCAGGGGGGTTTTTGCTTTACTGTGCTACGGTGTAAACCATGACATCAACTCCAACTCACCGTGTTACCAAGGTGCTTTCGGCTGGTGACTTCAGTTACCAAGTGAATGACCTTGTAGATGCCTCCCAGTGGGCAACGCTTCACTCTCTTGTCAGCACCGACTACCTCGTTCCCCTCACCAAGGCGGAAATTGAGGAATTGACCGCCGAGGCTGAGGTGGAAACCGAGCCTGCTCCGGTTGCCAAGAAGGCTCCGGCAAAGAAGGCTCCTGCTAAAAAGACGACCGCCGTCAAGAAGCAAGCCTCTAAGTAAAGGAATCTCGCTGGTCGCCATGAAGTTCTACATCAGCGGCAAGATGCGAGGGATTCCTGACTACAACTACCCCGCCTTCAACAAGGCCCATGAAGCCCTCACAAGGGCCGGTTACGAGGCGTATAACCCCACTTGGGGCATAGATACCCCTGACCTCAATACGCCCGACACAGAGCGTTTTACGACCCACATAGACGAACTGCTGAAATGTGACGCCGTAGCCGTTCTTATGGGCTGGGCAACCAGCGAGGGGGCCAAATTGGAAGTTGCCTGTGCTTTGGCTACGGGCAAGGAAATCCACGCCGTTTATCCCAACCGACCCCCATCTCAGATGCTGGAAAAGTTGGACAACATCAACATTGTGATGAGAGCCGAGGCGCTCTAATGAACCATTACAACGAGTGGACTGACGGCACAGAAGATTCCACCTCTCCTTGGGCACCATTACCCGGCGTTCGTACGGGTGATGAACTAACTAAAGGTGAGCGAGCCGCCGATACTGTGCGCAACAAGATGGGTTCTTGGGGATTCGTCATCATGTTCTGTATTTTCATGGCCTTTTGGGCCATTACCAACACTTTTGTGCTGAAAAACAACGCATATGACCCGTACCCGTACATTTTGCTTAACCTTTTCCTCTCCATGCTGGCTGGTCTTCAGGGGGCGATTCTGCTTATCGCCGCCAAGCGTGCTGATGCTGTAGCCGCAGAACAAGCCCTTTCGCACTTGACGATTTCCAAAACCAGTAGTGAAATCATTCACCGCATCGAGACAGACCTTGCCAAAAACACCAAGTTGACCAACGAACTTCACAAACTCAACAAAGAATTGCGTGAGTTGCTGGAAAAAGATCGAGGGGAATAATGAGAACCTGCCTGCCTGATGAATCGAATTGGAAGCGGTTTTTTATTGGGGTTTCTGCCCCCCACAGTGTGACTTTCACCTCACCAAACGATGTTCACTACAACAACACGGCGGTTAATGGATACCCCTTAAAAGTCGTCTTTAACCGCACCTTCTGGTGGAACTAAGGGTCTGATTTTCCAAAGCCTGTGGCAGAATAGACCTAGCATTTCCCACCCCTAGGAGCAGACTGTGGCGCAGGTATTTTTTAACCAAGGCTTGACCAAGATTTTTAACCAGTTGGCTATTCCCAACGGGACAACGCCTTCAGGTTCTGCGCCCACCTACTACCTCGGTCTTTTCACCGGACTTTCGGGCACGACTGTCCCTGCCGCTAACCTCACCCTCGCCTCCCTCAACTCAAACGGCTATGAGATTTGGGGTTCTTCCGGCACGGGCGCATCTGGCTACTCCCGTCAGGCCGTCACTTGGGGTTCCATCGCAACGGCTACCGCTTACACCACCAGCCCGTATGTTGAGTCAACCACCCTGTCAGCCACGGTGACCGCAACCAACACACCGTGGACGATTTCAGTAGCCGCCACGACGAATGTGGCAATTGGAATGACCGCTCTCATTGATGTCAGTGGCACTCAGCCAGAAACTCGCATTATCACCGGCATCAACGGCACGGTTCTCACCCTTTCCTCCTACCTCACCTACAACCACGCCAACGGCTCAACCGTGAACATCGGTGACAGCGTGAATGGTGAAAAGACGACGGGCGGTCAGGTCACCTTTACGGCAACCGGCTCATGGCCTCAGGCAAATGGCTACATCATCACGGATGCCGCTTCCAGCACCACTACGGGAAATATCTACTACGCTGCAAACTTTGCTGACGGCTCGGCAACCAATGCTGGCCCGACGCTGGGCGCAAATGACACACTGAAGGTCACACCCACTTGGTTGCTTAGTAACTAAGGGGTTTGACCCTTAGAGGGCACCATGGCACGAACTCCTTACTCACTCAACAGTTACGCAGGCGAACCATACGCCGCCTTGTTGACGAACAGCATTGGAACAACCGACACATCTATTTCACTAACATTCTCCACCGGAATCGGGTCGTGGACAGGGTTGGGAGTCGGTGGCGGTTTCTACCTTGCCCTTGACTACAACACCGCCAATGAGGAACACATCTATGTTCCGGCCGCTTCATACAACTGGTCTAACTCAACTGTCACCCTGCTGAATGTTGTTCGTGCCTATGACACATCGTCTATTGGCACAGGAACAGCCCACTCAGCCAACGCATCGGTAGTCCCCATCATCGGCGTCACGGACATCCAAGAGGCCAACTACGCCGTTGCTGAAACCGTTGGGAAAATCGAAAACGCTGGCGACCTGCTTGTGGGTAGCCAAGCCAACGCTTTCACCAAACTTCCAATTGGAACGCAAGGTCAGGCGCTGGTCGTCAACTCAAGTGCAACCGGCCTCGCCTACACGACCGTTGTCGGTCAGCAGGGAGCGCAAGGAGCAACTGGCTCCACAGGCGCACAAGGAAATCAAGGGTATCAAGGAAACCAAGGGTATCAAGGAACGACCGGCCCCCAAGGCTCTCAGGGTTACCAAGGGCCACAAGGCGCTATCTACTCAGGTTCCAGCACAAACACTCTGACAATTGGAACCGGAACTCAGAACCTCACTGTTCAGACCGGCTTGTCTTTTTCACCACCTCAGGGCATTGTTATTGCCGCCGATGTCAGCGACTACATGGTGGGAACGGTTATCTCCTACAACCCACTCACGGGCGCTTTGTCAGCCAACATCGCCACAGTCGTTGGCTCGGGAACTTTCACCTCATGGACAGTAAACCTTGACGGTGCTACTGGTTCACAAGGAGCGCAGGGATTCCAAGGAAGCCAAGGTTCTCAAGGAAATCAAGGAAGCACAGGCTCTCAGGGTTCCGAAGGCCCACAGGGAAGCACAGGGGCTACTGGTAGTCAAGGAACGCAAGGTATCACCGGCTCTCAGGGTGTCCAAGGCTACCAAGGGCCTCAGGGCAATCAGGGCTATCAAGGGACAACGGGTAATGCCGGACTCCAAGGTGCGCAAGGGGCACAGGGAGCGCAGGGCAACCAAGGTAATATGGGTAGCCAAGGTTCTACCGGCTCTCAGGGGCTAACCGGAAGTCAAGGCTCTACCGGCGCTACGGGTTCCCAAGGTTCTACAGGTGCGCAGGGCTATCAGGGAACACAGGGTTATCAGGGCAGTCAAGGAAACCAAGGGTTCCAAGGCACGACCGGAAGTCAAGGTACTCAGGGGTATCAAGGTGTGCAGGGTTCAACGGGTTCGACCGGCGCACAGGGTGCTAGTGGAAACCAAGGGTCACAAGGCTCGCAGGGCTATCAAGGAACTGCTGGAATCAACGGAACACAGGGTAGTCAGGGTTATCAGGGCGCTCAGGGCTTCCAAGGTAGTCAGGGCTATCAGGGGAATACCGGCAGTCAAGGCGCTACGGGTAGTCAAGGTTCCACGGGTGCGCAAGGTTCAGTCGGCTCACAGGGCAGTCAAGGCGTGCAGGGAGTTCAAGGTTCCACCGGAAGTCAGGGAAATCAGGGAACGCAAGGCGTCCAAGGGGTTCAGGGGAATCAGGGATTTCAAGGGAATCAAGGCAACCAAGGAAATCAGGGAAATCAGGGAAATCAGGGATACCAAGGTTTCCAAGGTGCTGCTTCATCGCTCAACGCCCACAGTTCGGTCGAAGTTGCTGATACTACGGGCGCAACCAACACATCTGCCTACACTGCTGGAACTCTTGACCAAGGTGGCGGTTACGGCATCGGAGCGAAACTTACGGCAACAGCCACCGGCGCTCTTGTCATTGATGGAGTAACTCTTTCCACCAACCAGCGTGTTTTGGTTGCCGCCAACACCAACCCCATCTACAACGGCATCTATGTCGTCACCGCAACGGGTTCAGGTTCTACCAATTGGGTTTTGACCCGTGCCTCGGACTACAACGACAGCATTGCTGGTGAGGTTTCGCCCGGTGACTATGTTCTGACCATCGCAGGAACTTCCAATGCTGGAAAAACCTACGAGCAAATCAACTACGGCTCGGGAACTGGCGGGGCCATCATTATTGGAACCGACCAAATCCAATGGACGCAGGTTTCCGGTCAAGGCCCGCAGGGTTATCAAGGTGTTCAGGGTGCTGGTGGTGTAATCGCTCACTACATCTCGGCTTACGACACCACCACCCAGACCGCTTCTAGCACTACAACCGCCTACCCCATCGGCATCAACACGGTTGCTTCCAGTTACGGCGTAACTATCGCTAGTGGAAACCAAGTCACTTTTGCCTACGCTGGCACTTACAACATTCAGTACTCAATTCAGTTTGCCAACTCGGACTCCAACGTTGACCTTGTAAATGTTTGGCTTCGTCAAAACGGTTCCGATGTCACCGATTCCAATTCTCAATACTCAATCCCCGGAACAGCACACGGTGGCGCAGGCGCAACGATTGCCGCAATCAACTATGTCCTGAATGCTTCTGCTGGTGATTACTTCCAACTCGTGTGGCAAACAGAATCCACAACAGTCTCCATTCAGACGCTTGCGGCTGGAACCACTCCAACTACGCCACAGACTCCAAGTGTTATTTTCACCGCCCAGCAAGTTACTTACCAAGGTGCGCAGGGCAACCAAGGCTTCCAAGGTGCAACAGGCAGTCAGGGAAGTCAGGGTTACCAAGGAGTAACCGGCGCTCAGGGAAGTCAAGGCTCGCAAGGTTCTACTGGTTCTCAAGGTGCGCAGGGTGCGCAAGGAGCGATGGGAGCGACTGGTTCTCAGGGTTCACAGGGATACCAAGGAAGCACGGGTGCAACTGGTTCGCAGGGTTCCACCGGAGCGCAGGGGTCGCAGGGCTACCAAGGTTTCACCGGAACGCAAGGAAATCAAGGGTTCCAAGGAGTCCAAGGAGTTCAAGGACAGACGGGAACTCAAGGTTATCAAGGCAATCAGGGGTCGCAAGGGTCACAGGGTTATCAGGGGTTCCAAGGTTCTCAGGGCGTCCAAGGCTCTACTGGCTCAACAGGAAGTCAGGGTTCACAAGGATTTCAAGGTGTGCAGGGTAGTACCGGAAACCAAGGCAACCAAGGCGCTCAAGGGGCACAAGGTTCCACCGGAAGTCAAGGTTCGACTGGTTCTCAGGGTTCAACAGGTGCTACAGGTTCGCAAGGTTCTACAGGCGC